TCGGCCTCCCATTGAGAGGGCGAGGTTTTTCATTCCGGAGGGATTATGGCAACAGCCAAAGAGAAGCGCGAAGCGCGTGAACGCGAGGCCGCCGCGGCTGCCAAATCGGAGCAGACGAATCAGGAGTTCATGCGCAACCCCGGCGCCGTCGAGAGTGCTCACGGAGAGATCGCGCAGGTTCAGTCGTCCGGTGCGAAGGTCACGGTCGCCTGCAAGCTGGGCATCCCGTGGCTCGAACTCCAGCTCTCGCGGATCGAGGAGATCGATGAACAGGGCCTCGGCACGCGACGCTTGGTCAAGGAGGGCCGCAAATTCGGTCCGGTGGTTCGTATCAGGGGCACCGCCTATCCGCGCGGCACGCCTCCGGAGGGCTTCCCGCCGGCACCCCTGATCATAGCGGGCGCGGCGATGAATCCCGGAGTCGACAAGGATTTCTGGGATGCATGGGTGAAGATGAACCGGCTGAACCCGCTGGTCATGAACGGGATGATCTTCGCACACGAGAGCGAGAGTGCCGTGCATGGCATCGCCCGCGAGGAGGCGGCTAATCAGTCCGGCCTCGAACCGATCAACCCGAAAAACGATCTCCGCAATCTGAAATCGACGCGCGCGGACGTTGATGATATTCAGCCGGATGACAGGCGCAAGCCCGCGACTCGCGTCGCGTAGCAATCGAGAGGCTCGAATGGCCGAGGAAAAGCGCAAGACCGTGAAGGTGTCCTGCACGCAGACGAACGGGCTTTCAATCTGCCTGTTCCACAAGGGCTATGACGATGGCACCGGAATACGTCAGGTCGTTCGCGATGGTCCGCACATTCGTCTGAATGGTCCCTCGGGCCTGATTGCCGGCACCACCACGGGCGATCATTCGCACGGCGGTGCGCCGGGTATCACGGAAGTCGATGCCGAGTGGTGGTCGAAATGGCTGGAGCAGAACACCGGAAAGAACCCCCTGCTCGATGCCGGCGTGGTCGCGGAGGTGCGTGAAGAGGAAAACCCTACGCCGTGAACCATGAGGAGACCATGGCGGCGAGCCAAAAACTCGACCGGATGCTCACCGAAGCAACAGAGGACTTGAAGATGGCCGGGCACGGCGCAGGCAAATCGGTTCGTCAAATCCTCGAAGAGTCCAAGGCAGAGGTTTCAGGCGCGCTGCTCGACTTCGCGAAGATGGTCCGGGACAAGAACAGGGCCATGGCGGAGGACATCCGCCAGAACGGCATGATGGTCGTCAAGAAGATGGATGACGACCACCGCGAGACGCGCGAGGCGTTCACCGAAATGCTGGGCAATGAGGTGGCGGTTTCCGATGACCACAAAAGCGGCGAGCAGGGTTAGGGCGATACTAAAGATCGCCATGCTGCGCGCCCGCGCGGCCAAACTTGAAAATCATGTGGATAACCCTTCGATCCAGCCCTCCCTGCGCCGAGATGCCGAACGTGCTATGAACGGCTGTCTCGACACAGCCGCGAAGCTCGAAAAGGACCACATCCATGACGCTGCTCGCACCCGCTAATGCGGTCATCGCCTACGATGATGCCGATTTCAAAAGTCTGTTTCCGGAGTTCGGAAATTGCACGTCACAGCAGGGCCAGAGCTGGTTTCTGCAAGCTTCCACGATGTGCGACAACTCCGCCTCGAACCCGCTGATCCGGCAGGGTGGCGGTACGAACTGGATGCTACAGCAGGCGCTCTACTATCTGACGGCGCACCTCGGCTATCTCTCTGCCCCGCGCGATCAGGACGGCAACCCGACCGGCCAGCAAGGCGCGATGGCGGCGCCGCAGGTGGTGGGCCGCATCAGCTCGGCCTCGCAGGGCTCGGTATCGGTGCAGACGGACATGCAGGCGACCGGCGGCACCTTCTCGCAGGCGTACTACATGCAGACCAAGTACGGCGCGGCCTATTGGGAGATGACCAAGGCGCTCCGCACGTTCCAGTATTACGCGACACCCACGATCGTGCCGGGCCCGCGGCCGGGCTTCGGAAGGCGGTTCTGGTCATGACAGCGGTCGAGATCAAGGGCGGCGACAAGCTGAAGAAATATCTGGAGCAGATCGCCACCAAGGTGAATCAGGGCGCCGAGCTGCGCGTGGGATTTCTGGAGAACGCCACCTATCCGGACGGCAAGCCGGTCGCGATGATCGCGGCCATTCAGGAGTTCGGTGCCCCGGCCGCCGGCATCCCGCCGCGACCATTCTTCCGCAACATGATCGCAAAGCATCAGGACGAATGGCCGGATGGATTTGCCACGCAGCTCCGCGAAACGAATTTCGACGTCAAGGCCACCTTCGACCGGACGGGCGCTGCGATCGCCGGCCAGCTCCGGCAATCGATCGTGGATACCAACGATCCGCCGCTCTCCCCGATCACGCTGATGATCCGCAAGATGAAGGGCGAGGGCAAGACGATCACGCGCGCGAGCCTCGGCGAAGCGGCGCGCCGTGTCGCGGCGGGTGAATCCACGGGCGGCGTTTCCTCGAAGCCGCTGGTCGAAACCGGCCATTTGCTTCAGTCCGTGGACTACGAGGTGAAGCTGAAGTAAGTTCGCGACGATTCCAGTTCACAATTAACCCGGCCGCGTATCTTGGCAGATTGAGGAGAACCATCCCATGCGTTCCACCATGTTCACGCCGATCGGAGACATTCCCTTCAATCTTGCGCTGACGAACAACCTTGCGGCCACTACCGACCCGCTTGTCACCAATGACAGCTCGCAGAACTATTCGGTGGGATCGCAGTGGATCAACACCACGGCCGGGCGCTCGTGGATGTGCATGTCCGCATCGGTCGGCGCTGCGGTTTGGGTGCTGGATGGTCAGAGCGGATCGGGCAGCATCGGTTCGCAGGTGACTCCCGGTACCCTGAACGCGACCGGAACGCTCACCGCCGCGCTGATGCTCACGGGCCTTGTCACCACCACCTCCGCTGCCGCTGTGGCGGCCACGCTCGACACCGCAGCCAATCTCGACACGGCGTTTGGTGCCTCCGCACCAAATAACTCGTCGTTCGATTTCTCGATCGTCAACACCGGCCCCAACACGCTCACGGTCGGTACCGCGGCGGGATGGACCTTGGTCGGCACCATGACGGTGGTGACGGCAGTCTCGGGCCGCTTCCGAGCACGCAAGACCGGCGCGGGCGCTTGGACGCTCTACCGGCTCTGAGACTGATTCGGGCGGGTTGTCATGAACCTCAACGCGATAGCGGGCCCTGTGGTGTCGGCGGTCAATCCGTGGACACCGGCCACGCTATCGCTGAGCAGTGGCAGCTCGACCAATCCGGACGGCACGCAAGTCGCGAAATTCCAAGTGCCGCCGATCCCTGTAAGTGCGCAGGTTCAGGCACTTTCCTTCCGTGACATCCAGCAGATCGAGCACCTCAATCTGCAAGGCACGCGCGTCGCAATTTATCTAAACGGAAAAATCGACGGCCTCGTTCGCGTGCAGAAAAAGGGCGGCGATCTGATCACGATTGCCACCGGGGCGCATGCGGGCGTATATCTTGTCGCGATGGTGCTGGAGCAATGGGGCGATTGGGCAAAGGTAGCCACGACCCTGCAAAACGACAAATCAGTGCAGTACGGAAACTGAAGCATGCCGAAAGAGATGGGATATCTGATGGTCGATCACCGCGCCTCCCCGGGCTTGCCGGAGGATGTTGCGCGATGGGCCGGCTACGATCCCAAGCTCGTCGGAGAGGGCAAGGTCTACGAGACGAAGACACTTTGCTGCTCTCACTGCAACGCATGCGTCGTTCCACATCCCGATCGCATTCGCCCGCGCGCGCTGTGCATGGAGTGCAACAACCGCGAGGGACACTAAATCTGCGATGGCTGCGATTTCATTCGCACCCAGCCCGGATACGTCCACAAGCCTTTCGTGCAGGTGGTCGACGAACTCCACACCAAAGCTGCGAAATCGATGATGGGCAGCCCAAGCAAACTCATTTTCCCCTAACGCAGCCAAAGGAAAACCAACGCCATGTCGAAGCGCATTTTTCAGGTCTCGTCCTTCACCCCGCTCCAGCAGGCCGATGGCGTTCTCGCGGCCGGTTCATTCGCAGCTCTCAAGGCAGGTTCTGCCACCGACATCCTGAAGATCGGCAAGGTGCTACTCGAAGGTCAGGCGTCGTCCTCGGCCGTGACCGCCACCTGCTTGGCGCGCTCGTCCACGCTCGCCATCACCCCGACCGCGCTGGCGCTGCCGAACACGGATGCTCCGGTCAATATCGCGGCCACATCGCCAACGACGGCACCTGTGGCCATGGTGGCCGCTGCCACCGCTCCGAACCGATCGCCGGCCGTGACGATCGCTAGGCTGAACCTGACCTTCAATGCGTTCGGCGGCATCATCCAGTGGCAGACCAATCCGGGCTCGGAGGAAGAGTGGGTTTCGGTCGGCACCGCTACCACCTCGAACTCGGAAACGGTGCTCTCATCGGCGAACGTCGGCGCCGCCGGCCTGATCGGCTCGAACATCTTCTACGAAGTACTGTAAAAACGCTGAGATGCCATTTCCCTCCTCGACTGGCTCGCAATCGTTCACGCTGGAGGCTGCGCTTAATCTCGCGCAGGGCACGGCGGCCAATATCAAGGCGCGCACGCAATCGCTGTCGACCGCGTGCGCGGCCGGCAATGTGGCGGCGCAGACCATCCTCGACGTCATGACGATGCTTGCTGATAGCAGGCTCAACCTGACCAAATGCGCTGCCCTATCTGGTCTTGCGGCCTATGCGCAGGCGCAGATCGGAGATGCCAGTATCGCCACCGAGTTCAACACGATGACTTCGGCGCTCGATGCTGTGATCTCGTGGACGATCGCCAACTTCCCGAAGGACTCGACCAACACATTCCTGATGATCACGTCCTTCACCGCCGATAACACCGGCCGCACGCAGCAGCGCACGTTCACCTCAGCGCAGCTCGTCGGACTCAAGACCCTTCTGGATGCGCTGGTCGCGACGATCGATTAAAAGGAAGGGCTTGAGCCGTGGCCCTTGCCGAAACCAAAGTCTACGCCGGCGGCGACCTCACCGGCAGCACGGGAAGCTTCACGCCGCCCGCGAACAGCATCCTGACGTTCCACGTCTTCTGGTTCGGCACCGTCAATCACACCACTACCGGCCTGTCGGTCTCCGGTGGCAGCCTGACATGGACGCGGCAGAGCGGCATCATTCGTCCTGACAACGGCGGCATGGCGCCGTCGTTCTTCCCGCTGCACGAGGTATGGACCGCGCCGGTCGGCGGCTCGCCGTCGTCGATGACGATCTCGCTGGGCTCGCCCACGGGTGAAATCTTCTATGATGCCCATGTCATCGCCTATACCGGCTATGACACTGGCACGCCGATCGGGGCGACTGGAACAGGTACGAACCCCGGGCAGGGCAACCATACTTCTTTCTCGATCACGCTGGGCGCCGCACCGGCCTCGACATCCTTCGTCGTGGCCTCGTTGGCGGTCGGCGCCAACAACGCCGCCGGCCCGGTTACGCCCGGCGCCGGCTGGACCGAACTCTACGATTGGGTCAGTGCTGATACTGGCGGCCTCGGCTTCCAGAGCGAGTCGCGAACCTCCTCGACATCAACCTCGGTCGATTGGGCGGATATCGATACCAACGGCGGCCTCGGTACGGCGTGGGGCCTGTCTGGATTCGGGATGGAGATCGTGGCGGCCGGTGGTGCCGATGTTTTAATGTCCCAGATTCTTCTGTGAGGTAGAGCCCCATGGGCGTGAACGTCAGCAACCGTCGCATCATCTACACGCCACCCGGCGGCGGTGGTGGCGAGTCCACTGTCCTATTCGATTCATCCGGCCATTATCCTCTGAGCAGCTCGGGTGTTACCTCAAATAACTTCGTTGGCGGCGGTGGAGGAACAGTTAATGTCGGCTCGGGGTCAAATGGCACGACTAATCTTTGTCTTTTAGGTATTCTACAAAGTACGCAAAACATCATCACATCGCCTGCCCTGACTTGGGACCCATCTGTCGCCAATCAGTCTATGACTTTGATTCCGGGAGCCGCCGACGCGAACCAGTTTTGGTTCTACCTCATGGTCCCTGTACTAGGCTCAAAGAGTGTTACCGCCACATGGACCGGAGCGGCACAAACCAGCCTTTACATGATTTCTTTTGTAGGCGTGGATCAAACAGGCGGGGCGACTACCTTCCCGTCTCCGGTGACAAATTCCGGTTCCACCTCCATCCCCACAATCAATATCGCAGCCTCTCCGACGACGCGAAAGATCGCTGCAAGTTTCTCGTCTCCTACAACTAATTTTTCCACCACCACATCAACGCCGTTCGTTGGCAGCCCCGAAAATACCGGAAATGTCAACGCCGTCGCGGCAGCATGGGACAATGGTCCTTCTTCTTCGATAAGTTATAACCCTTCATCGGGTAGCTGGGCCGCGATTGGACTACAGATCAAGGGGGCCTGATGTCGGTAAACATCAAGACCGACTATGGTGCTCTCGGGGACGGCCAGATCGTCACCGACACCTGCACGATCACCTCCGGTGCTCCAACGACCCTGATAACGGGGAGCAGCCATTGGACTTCTGGCGACATCGGAAAATTTATCGCAATCGGAGGCGCGAGCACTGATCCAAACGTAAACTTAACTCACCTCACGACGATCTCTGCCGTGCCCGCCGGCAATCAGGTGACGCTTAGCGCAGCGGCAACAGCGTTCCTCTCGGCACAATCAGAAATACTCGAATGGGGCACCAACGATACCGGCGCCTTCAATGCGTTCAACATCGCAAACGCGGGTCTGTCCAACGTCACCCTCATCATCCCCGCCGGTCGATACTGCATGGCGTCAGGAGTTGGAACCGGCCAGCAAATCGGGCTGGGCGTAAAAAGTGTCGCTGTAAATGGGACAGGCGGTCCCACCCTCACGGATATGAACGGAGCTGGCTCCGGGTACAACCCAAACAGCAACGGTCGGTTTCTCTACAACGACAACACGGCGCAAAGCTTGGTGCAGACTGTGAGCGCCGGCTCTACCGTGCTCACCATGGTGACGACGGCAGACGCCGCCAAACACACCGCGAATACTTGGGGATGGCTGACCGGATATGACACGCAGGGATTCGGCAATCCGCCAAATCCAGCTTGGTCGGAGTTCGTCTTCATCACCGCCGTCGACACTGTAGCGGGCACGGTCACGATACAAACGCCGCTGATCTATTCCTATAAATCGACATGGCCAGCATGGGTGCTGGGCTCTCCCGGAAGTGGTCCTCCCAACTATACCGGAGGAGCATTCGGCCTTGGTGGTCCCGCTACACTTTACTTGATCCAACCCACTTGGGATGCCGAACAAATTTGGGACGGTGTCAATTTCAACAGCAACTACACTCTGTTCAATTGCACCGCGCGAAGCATCACCATCAAAAATTCCGTCTGCGAAAACTTTGGGCCAAATGTCTCAGTCCAGAAAGATTTCGTTGCCGACAATCTGACGGTCCCAACGCTGTGGGAGCTGGATAAAGGCACGCAAAACTGCACGATATCCAACTCCACGGTGCGCGGCTTCGTTGTTCAAAGCCGCAGCCCATTCAATGTCACACTGAACAACGTGACGTGCAGCGTATTCTTCAACGGCGCTCCGACGAACTACACGGTCAACAATTGCTCGATCCCTGACTCACCGCTCCTAAGTCCCACGGCCTATGCTAACAGCGAAACAATTTCGATCTCAAATAGCACGTTCAATGGGACGGGCACATTTGGTGCGACGGGAGTTGGCGAAGGCGATATCGCGGGAGCTGGAGCTTGGTCAGTTTCCAACGGACTAATGTCTCGTGCCATCGCCGCCGGGACAGGCGAGCCCCCGCAGTGGGCCATCCCCGGCTCTTATTTTACATTCGGAGCGCGTTATGAGGCAGAAGACCCTGTCTGGAAGTGCATCGACATCTATGAGAGCGGAGGGAATCTCTTCCTTCAAACCGACCAAACAGTCTCATCATTTCCTGCCGGCGTGAACGGAGCTTCGGTCGGTATCCATTGTGTGCTGCCGAAGGTCATCGGATATTCGGGAAACACCGGAACGAACGCCAGCACAGGATGGGTGCCGCCACGCTTCGGTGCCCATTGGCTCAAGACCTATAGCGGCAACATCGGCATTTCTACCCTAGCGAATCTCATCAAGGTTTGGGGGCAGGTCATCTCCATCAAGATCACGGTCGGCGCTGGATATTCTGGCGGCACCCTGAATCTCGATGGTCCCTTTGTCGTCAATAAACCCCAGAACACCGATGTCATCTGGTCGCCAGTCATCGATTTGACGGTTGCTGGAACAAGGATAATCACGCCATCTGGCGTGACGGGCGGCGGCGGGAGCGATAGCGGACTGACTTTGCCCAATAGCGGGAATGTCTGGCTTGTCTCAAACCAGATCACGCCTGCAATGTCAGGCGCGACCGGGGCCGGGTCGGTGACTATAGAAATTCAAACCGATCAAGGTTTTCAGGATACGCCTCCACCATCTCAGCAAGTTCTTTTCCGGCCCTCCATTCGTCTATAAGGGTTGCTCGTCATGACAATCCGAACGCCACTGATCACACCTCCGAGGGACATCGCTCCGTCCTCTTGGCAGGCGCTCGGGTCAAGCATGGCGTTGCTGACGGCGATCGTCGCCGTGCCGATCGCCAACATCGACATGTCGGACGGCCCTTACAGGGTCAAGACATCGGCGCCGGATCAGGTTCATACCAATATCGGTCGGTTCACGAACCCGATCCCGAACAACAATTCTAGGCAACTCCTAATTCCATCGCAGCGCGTGCGCTTGAGCGCGCCGCGGATGGCGCGCTTTAACAGTGAGCTGTTCAAGAACACGAAGCCGTTTGTTCCGCCGGATTGGTCGTCGGTCTTCAGGACACCGGACTTCCTGCCGCGGAGATCGCCGCAGAACGCGCTCGTGCTTACGAGCAGCGTCACCACCACGACGCCGTTCTCTAAGGTGGACTGGTCGAACGCTTTCAGACTGCCCGACTTCCTGCCGCCACCGCAGCCCTACAACATCCTGATCTATTCCGGGGTGCCCTTCAGTCAGGATGACTGGTCTGCGCGCGTGCAAACGGTGGACTCATCACCGCCGCCGGCACAGCCTTACAATCTAAATCTGTACAGCCCGACCATTGCCGCGCCGTTCTCACAGACCGATTGGCCGAGAGTTTCTCCGGTCGGGTCGAGAGAGGGTTTTTCGGATCAGGCGATCTGGTCCTTCGAGATTCCATTCAGCCAGACGGATTGGCCCAAAGCAAATACCGTCAGAAGGATTGCGCCGGATCAGGCGGCATACAATCAAAACATCTACACGGTCACCGTCACCGCTGCGCCATTTTCTCAAACCAATTGGGCGGCTCCATTCGGCAATCGATATTTCCCGTCGGCTCAGGTGGCTGGGGGAATCATCGACATCACGTTGCCTTTTGCGCAGTTCGATTGGTCGAAGCCTTTCTCGGTCATTAGCTCGCCGCCACAGGCGCGGCCCTACAATCTAAATATTGCGATACCGACTGTCACAGCTAAGCCTTTCGCGCAGACCGATTGGCCTCGCGTCAGGCCCATCATTCCAAGTGAAGGATTTTCCGATCAGGCCATCTGGCTGTTCGAAATCCCGTTCCATCAAACGGATTGGTCGAAGACGCGATTTGCTGTGTTCCTGCCACCGGCACAGCCGCCGAACATTAATTTATTGTCGAATCCGCAACCCTTCGCGCAGTACGATTGGTTACATCCGTTCGTGCCACCTCTCGGCCGGCCGGTCACGCAGCAGCCGAACTACCCGAACTTCTATAAGAACCCGCAGCCGTTTGCGCAGCTCGATTGGATAAAACCGATCCGGGTGCCGACCGTCCCGGGTGCGCCGCTCCCGCTCAACGTCAACCTCTACACCGGGGCTCCTCCGGCGCCCTTCGCGCAGTTCGACTGGTCGAAGCCCGTGCGCCTGCCTGCCGTTCCTCAGCGGCAGCAGGATGCGATCAACATCAATCTGTTCACGAACCCGCTTCCGTTCTCGCCGGATGATTGGCCGGTCACGCGCAGAGCGCCAAGCGCTCGTGGCGCGCTGCCGCACTTCAACATCTCGCTCTATGCGGTGCCCTTCACGCCGATCGACTGGTCGGTGCGGCGCAATCTCGTCTCGGCGCGGCAGCTCGATATCCCTAACATTGCGCTCCGCAGCGGCGTGCAGCCAGTGCAGCCGCCATTCGTCCCGATCGACTGGTCGATCAGCCGGCGCCTGCGGATCGAGCAGCCCTCGATCCCGGCCTACAATATCAACGTCTACTTCAACGTCCCGTTCTCCCCGAACTATATCGCGCGCGGCGGGCGACGGTGTATAGTGGCGGTCGATGCGGGGCGATTCATGGTTTCTACCGCGTTGCGCCGTGAGCGAGTCGTCGTGGGGATTAGCAACAACGTGTCGCAAACGAACAATCTGCTTCCGCCGATCGATGAAACCGTGGAGTTTGAGACGGTCACGTTCGATTTCGGGCTGATCCTTCAGCCGGGTGTGATCATCACCGCGGTGCTCGCGCTCACCTGCGATGTGTTCGAGGGGACCGATCCCACCCCGACCGCGCGGCTGATCGGCCCCTCGGTGCTCGCGCCATCTCCGAACAGCGGGCTCGCCAATCAGGCGGTGGGGCAAATGGTCGGCAGCATGATCGGCGAGGTGACCTACCGCCTGCAATGCGTTGCACAATGCTCGGACGGCCAGAAACTCAGCCTGTGGGCCCATTTGGCCTGCCAAACCCCGGACTAGGAGATCGCCCCGTGAAAAAGTTCCGTTCCATACTGGCCGGCCCGCTGATCGCGGCGTCCATTTGGCTTGTGAGCCTGTTTCCCGGGCCGGCCGCGGCCCAGATGCAGGCCGGCATGTCCGTTACCCCTATCGGGTACTGCCAGACGCCGGCCGCATCCTTGGCCTCCGCTGTTGATCTGAGCGCCTGCGTGGCGGCATCCTTCACGGGAACCTGCGCCGGCACCACCCTCACCGCCTCTTCCGTTACCGGCGATATAGGGGCGGGCTGGCCGGTCACAGGCACCGGCATAACGGCGGGCACGCGGATCGGCTCGCAGGTGACGGGCACGCCCGGCGGCGCCGGCACCTATCTGGTCACGCAATCCTGCACCTCCTCGGCAGCCTCCCTGACCACCGTGGGCCCGCCATTCGGCGCCAATGCCGCGCTGATACAGGCGGAAACCCAGAACATCCGCTGGCGCGATGATGGCGCGAACCCGACCACCACGAACGGCATGCTGTTGCTCTCGGCGCAGCCTACTCCAATGATGTATTCGGGCACGCTCTCGGCGATGAAGTTCATCGACGCCACGGCCGGCGGCCTGCTCGACGTCTCGTTCTACAAGGCTTCGTCTCCCTGATGCCCACCGTTGCCGCCCTCGCCCCCTCACAATCGGACGCGCTGCAATCGCTGCGCGCCTTCCTGCTTGATGTGCTACCGGACGGCACCGAAGTGATCGCCGCGCAGCCGAATCGGGTGCCCGAGCCGAAGACGACGAACTTCGTGGTGATGACACCGATTCGGATCGATCGACTTGCCACCAATCGCGGCACCGGATTCGATGTGAAATTCACAGGCTCGGTTGCCGGCGACGTGCTGACGGTCGCAACTTTGCTACATGGCACGATCCTGACCGGGCGCTTCCTCTATGGCGTGGGCGTTGCGGATGGCACGCGGATCAAGTCACAGCTCACCGGCACACCGGGAGGAGTCGGCACCTATCAGCTCGGCAATAGCCAGACGATTTCCGCCGAGACGCTCGCCTCGGGCTATTGGCAGTATCTTCAGCCCGCTAGCGCCACCATCCAGCTCGATTTCCATTCCGCCGATCTTTCTTCCAGCGACATGGCGATGACCGCTTCGACGCTCTTTCGTAGCGAATATGGTACGCGCTTCTTCGGCGCTCTCGGTCCGGACGTGACGCCGCTCTACGCGGATGATCCGGCGCAACAGCCGTTTATCAACGATCAGCAGCAATACGAGTGGCGGTGGGTGCTCGATGCGTGCATGCAGGTGAACGACATCGCGCAGGTCGGTCAGCAATTTATGGATGCCGTGCACATCGGCCTGATCGAGATCGACTCGCACTATCCTCCATAGATCGTGTTGTGTATAAGCGTGAATCAGTCCGACGCTTGGGCAGGAGGCCAACTTGGCGACCATTCCGGCAAGAGATATCGTTCAAGTAAATCCCGGAGTCCTTCCTGCCGGCGGTTCAGCGCTCGATATGATCGGGCTGATGCTGACGTCGAGCACACGGCCTCCGATCGGTCAGGTGCTTCAGTTCGCGAGCCCGGCAGATGTTTCGACCTACTTCGGCCCCGCCTCGCTCGAAAATTCGCTGGCCACGATCTATTTCAACGGATTCGAAAATTCGCACAAGAAGCCCGGCTCGCTTCTGTTCGCGCAATACAATCAGGGGGCGGTGGACGCCTTCTTGCGCGGCGGCTCGGTGGCCGGCCTGACGATCCCGCAGCTTCAGGCGATCTCCGGCACGCTGGCAATCACGATCGACGGCTATCCGCGCTCCGCGGCGGCGTTGAACCTCTCGGGCGCATCCAGCTTTTCAGCCGCGGCCGCGCTGATCCAGACCGCGCTCAATGCCGGCGCAGCAAATCCGAACATCATGTCGTGCACGGCCTCGGTGGCCGCATCGACGTCCTCGTTCACCGGATCGATCGCGGGTCAAATCCTCACCGTAACCGCACTTACGACCGGCACGATCGTGGCCGGCACCACGATCTCAGGCACTGGCGTCACCGCGAGCACGAAGATCACCGGACAGATTTCCGGCACTGTGGGCGGCGTTGGCCTCTACACCGTCGATCTCAGCCAAGTCGTGGTTTCCACGGCGATCGCTGGCACCTATGGCACGATGACGGTCACGGCAAACAGCCTCGGCACGTTGTCGGTGGGACAGACGCTTGCGGGCGGCACGATGACGGCCGGCACGCAGATCACCCAGCTCGGCACGGGCATCGGTCTGACCGGAACCTATTTCCTCAGTTCGAACACGGTTGTTTCGTCCGGCACGATCACGGGTGCCGGCACGAATGTGACCGTCACCTATGATTCGATCTCCGGCGGATACCTGATCACCTCGGGCGTGATCGTTGGCGGCACGCCGTCCACGATGGCCTTTGCGACCGGCACCACGGCGGATAGCCTCAACCTGCGATCGGCGGATGGCGCTGTGATCTCGCAGGGCTCCGCCGGCCAGACGCCGAGCGGCTTCATGACCGCGCTCACCGCTATTACGGGCGATTGGGCGACCTTCATGACGCTGATCGATCCCGACTTCGGCGTGGCGAGCACGCAGAAGCAGGCGTTCTCGGCGTGGACGAACTCCACGAACGACGGCTATTGCTACGCCGCGTGGGACACCGACATCACTGCCACGAACACGTTCCCGGCGCCGGCTAGCTTCGGCGGCATCCTGCAATCCAACAATTCGTCAGGCACCTATGTGATCTGGGCTCCCGACACCACGCAGGGCCCGATCAAGGCGGCGTTCTTCCTCGGCGAAGTGGCCTCGATCGACTTCACGCAGCGCAACGGCCGCATCACGATCGCGTTCAAGTCGCAGACCGGGCTCGTGGCGGATGTCACCAATCAGACGGTCGCGCATAATCTCGCGGGCGATCCGCAGGCGATCGGCCAGTTCGGCAACGGCTATAATTTCTATGGCGTCTATGCGACGCGCAGCCAGCAGTTCATCGGCTGGAATCGCGGCACCATCTCCGGACCGTTCGAGTGGGCCGACACCTACATCAACCAGATTTGGCTGAACAACGCGCTCCAGCAGGCGATCATGGAGCTGTTGTTCACCGTCTTCTCGATTCCCTACAACAACACGGGCTATGCGCAGATCGAGGCGGCTTGCCTCGACCCGATCGATGCGGCGATCCTGTTCGGAGCGATCCGGCCCGGCATCACGCTCTCCAACGCGCAAATCAGCGAGGTGAACAATTCGGCCGGCGTCGATGTGGCGGGCACGATCTCGCAGCGCGGCTGGTATCTCCAGATTTCGGATGCTGCGCCGCAGGTGCGCGCCGCGCGCGCGAGCCCGCCCTGCACTCTGTGGTACACTGATGGTCAATCCGTGCAGGCGATCACGCTCGCCAGCATCGAAGTTCAATAATTGGGGGCTTAGATGGCTTCTATCACGTCGGCAAATGCGGTCATCATGATCGCGGTCCCGGGCGTCTTCAACGCGCCGCAGCCGCTCCAGCAATTCGCGGCCGATGACATCTTCACGAACGACCCGGTGCCGGCTGCCGAAGTCGCGATGGGGGTGGACGGCTTCTTGGCCGCCGGCTTCGTGTTCTCGCCCGTGCAGTGGTCGGTGTCGCTGATGGCGGACTCGCCATCGAACGATTTCTTCGATCAGTGGTATCTGGCCAACGTGAAGGCGATCGATGTCTTCCGCGCCAACGGGACGCTATGGCTGCCGAGCCTCGCCAAGAAGTTCGCCATGACGAATGGCGCGCTCACCACCTACCGCCATCTCCCGGATGCGGCCAAGACGCTGCGCGCGCGGGCGTTCGTCGTCACTTGGCAGAGTGTTTCCCCGGCGCCGCTCTAGCGCTCGGTCGTCGATTGAGATAATTCTCTACGCTCGCAGCACAGGCGGGAGTAGATATTTTGAGAAAGACCGAAACAGTCGACATCACGTCCGAAGGGCGTGACAAGGGCAAGCGCTTCATCATCACCGAAATGCCGGCATTGAAAGCGGAGCGCTGGGCCTTTCGCGCGCTGCTCGCGCTGGCGCATGCGGGCGTCGATATGCCGGAGGATGCGGCGAAGGGCGGCATGGCGTCATTCGCGGCTGCCGGGCTCCGGGCGCTGAACAATCTCAGTTTTGAAGAGGCGCGGCCGCTGCTCGACGAGATGTGGACTTGCGTTCAGGTGATGCCCAATCCGAAAGACCCTACGATCGTGCGGCCTATCGTGATGCGCGAGATGGAGGGAGACGAGGTCGAGGAAGTGACAACTCTCCTGCAACTACGCGAGCGCATTTTCCGGCTGCACACTGATTTTTTTTTCAAAGGGAGTTAATCGAAGAGGAGCTGCGGCTCGCTCCGATCGATGATATTCCCGGCCTCTTGGAGTATCGCAATCTGCCGGCCACGATCGCCGCGGTGATCTCGGCAGGAAAAGCCACGCTGAACGAGTGCGACAGCGTCTATTCGGTCGAGGACGTTTACCTTATGCTGGAGGTGATCGTGATCGACGCGCACAATCGCCGCGCCGCCGACGAATGGGCCCGCAGACAGCGGCAGTGAGGGAGATAAAATGCCGACCGTCATCGATTCCCTCGTCGTCACGCTCAACCTCGATGCGAAGCAGTTCAACGAGGAACAGCGCAAGTCGATCAAGTACCTTCAGGAGTTGGAGGACTCGAGCCGCAAGCACGGCCAGACCACGACCCGCCGCGTCAACGAGATGACCTCGGCCTTCAAGGAATTGCAGGGGCGGATGCTCTCGATCGCCGCGATCGTCGCGGCGGGGCTCGGCTTCAATCGGCTGACGCAGGAGGTGACGAAGGCCACTACCGAACTCGGCTATATGTCGAAACAGCTCGGTATCTCAGCGCAGGACTTGGATGCGTGGGAAAAGGTGGGACGCACGGTCGGGGCCACTGCCGGCGAGATGAGCCAAGCCCTGTCTTCGGTGAATGCGCAAGTTCAGGAATTTAAGGCTACAGGAACCAGCGAACTCGCCGCCCTTATGGGCAGGGACAGGGCCAGCGGTGGGCTTGGTATCGGGCCGATGAAGCCAACCGACACCGGCGACACGATCATGCGTCGGCTTTCGGAATGGTATGTAAGCCAGCCAGACAAGGCGTTTGCCTCGCATCTTCTGCAAACCCGTGGAGGACTATCCCGCGGCGCGATCAGTACTCTCGCACTCGGTCCAGAGGAGATGCAAAAGCGGCTGGATAAAGCGAGGCAGATCGCGCCGACTGACGAGGAGATCGCTAAATTCACGAAGCTGACCGAAGCGTTCGGCGATCTGATGAATGTCATCGACCGACTGACACAGCAAGCGCTCGCGCCGTTCATCGCCACGTTGACAAGAATCCTCAATCTACTGACCGACTGGCTGACGAAATGGGCGACCGGCAACCAAAGCCCGCCGCAGGCCATGGGCGAGGGCTTGGGGAGGATGGGCATGCCGGAGCTGGCACCGAACGCCAACAAGCCGGGACTGATGCAGCGCGGCTGGAATTTGCTGATGGGGCGTTCCAGCGGTGACAATGGCGGAGGTGGAGCGGCTCCCGGATCATTCCAAGATCGATGGCAGGGCCTTGGAGGCGGCGGCGGCGGCTCAGCACCGGGGACAGTCTCGCCCGGCGGTTCGGACTTTCTGCGCCAGCAGCGGCAGAGCTTCACCGACCAAATGTCCGACCCCGGCGTGCGCCAGCGCGTGGCAGGGATGGCGATGCTGGAAGGCGAGCGCGATCCGGTGCCAGTGGTCGAGAGCCTCGCCAATCGGCTCGGATATGTGAACAGCATGCGATCGCAAAAGGGACTTCCACCGATCACCGTCGACCAGATGTTGAACTCCGGATTCTATGGACCGATCAACCGCGGCCAGCTTCCCGGCGCGCTCGCGACGCTCAGCAACAATCCGGGGCTCGCCGGGCGCATGAATGCTGCGATCGACACCGTGAGCGGCGGCAGCAACGTGACGCAGGGCTACACGGATCAAGGTCTACCGTCCGATCCCAACGGGTGGCGCTATCCGCAAATGCGGCGCGGCGGCAATGTGTTCAACGACTGGAACGGAGGCGAGCGCTTCGGCGCGGGCGACTATCGCGATGCTGCGGCCTATCGCGAGCGCATGCAGGCTGGAGCGGCCGGTGGCGGTGGCGGATCGATCTCGATCAAGACAGGGACCGGCGGCACGCTCACCCCGGGCCTCACGGGCGCGCAGCGCACCTTCGAGAACTGGCAAAATCTCGGAATAGGCAAAGGCGGCCCGCTCGGCGGGGACACCAACAATAACAACAACAGCAACACCTCGACCACGAACATTCACAGCATGAACGTCACGGTGCCGCAGGGCGCCGACCCGAGCGCCTATGCTGACGGCATCTCGCGCCGACTCTCGGACTATGACAACGTGCAGAACGCAAACACGGGGTTGGTCTGATGGCGCTTCCGCCGGGCGTTCCTAATCTGCTCGATCCAGCCATCACGTTCCTCAACGTCGCGAACGTGCTGGCTGGCGATACCTTCATAGGCTACGGCCCCGGCGAGCCGCCGCTGTGGGGCATCTATGAGGGCGCCACCCCGGTCGTGATCGCCGACACCGTTACCGACTTCGGATATCAGCAGGATTGGACGGTTGCGGACTATCCTGTCGAGCGCGGCGGCTTCGAAAGCTATGACAAGGTAAATTCGCCCTTTCGCATCCGCATCCAGTTCGTGGCCGGCGGGAGCGAGGCCAACCGGCAGGCGCTCCTAGATTCGATTGCGGCGATCGGAGACCCGCTCACGCTCTACACGGCCGTGACGCCTACAGCGGTCTATCCGAGTCTCAATGTGGAGCACTACGACTACCGGCGCACCTCGCGCAACGGACTCGGGCTCCTGATCGTGGACGTTCACTTCCTCGAAATCCGCGAGGATGGCGTCAACAACTTCCAGAACGTGGCGTCGCCGAGCGCCTTCCAGCCGGCGCTGGTCGGCAACATCCAGTCGCCCGAAGTCACTCCCAACGGGACCGGAGGAAGCGGCACGATCACGATCAAGCCCGGAACGGGCGGTTCAGCGAGTGGATGACAGGCGATGAATCTGATCCCGCTTCAGGCAGTTCCCGCGCAGAACGTCCTCACCACGCTGGACAATGGGCAGGCCGTGGAGCTGCGGCTCTACACGCGCCGCTATGGCAACGCGATCTATCCCGGCGTCTACGGGCCCACGCTGTACATGGATATTTACATCAACAACGTGCTGGAGATCGGCGCGGTGATCTGCCAAAACCTCAACCGCATCATCCGCAGCACATACCTGAACGAGGCGGTGGGCTTCGCTGGCGACTTCATTTTCAACGACACGCAGGGCACCAACGATCCGGCCTATCAGGGCCTCGGAACGCGCTACCAACTGCTGTATTTCACGGAAGCCGATCTGACCTCGTTGGGATATTGAAATGTACGTTCGCCGCTACATCGACGTCACTTTCTTCGGCGGCAAGCTTGGTGGGACGATCACATTCAATGCCCGCGGCAAGTTCGCGCTTCGCACCTCGGCGCGCATCCTGCGGGCTGGCGGCTACAATTTGAGCGAACTGCAATTGACGATTCGCGGACTCTCGCTCCAGCACATCAACCAGCTTTCGACGTTCGGAGCCGTGGTTCATCCTAACTACGGAATCAAGATTCAGGTGGATGCCGGTGACGAGATAAACGGCATGTCGACCGTGTTCGTGGGCAACATTCAGCAGGCGTGGGCGGACATGAAGGCAATGCCCGATTGCCCGTTCCACGTCCTAGCTACCGCGGGCGGGGAGGCTGCCGTGATGAAGACCGAGCCTACGAGCTTTGCAGGACCGACCGACGCCGCGCAAATGCTTCAGCAGCTCGCCGGCAAGGCCAATCTCGGCTTTCAGAATTTTGGCCTGAACAAGAAGATCGCCGACCCGTATCATTGGGGCTCGCCGTGGAAGCAGATGAAAGAGATCATCGACGCGGCCAACGGCGATGGCATTATCGAGCAGGACAAGCTGTCCGTATGGCCGATGAACGGCAACAGCGGCGGCGGCCTCTTGATCTCGCCACAGACGGGGCTGCGCGACTATCCGTCCTTCACCAAATACGGCGTTCAGGTACGATACGAATTTCACCGAGAGATCGCCTACCGATCCACCATGACGATCCAGAGCGACATCACGCCAGCCTGCGGAACTTGGACGATCATACGAATCGACTATGACCTTCAATCGAACACGCCGCGCGGCAACTGGTTTGCGGTCCTCGATGGCGTTGAACTCGGTGCAGCGGTATTACCACTCCCATGAGCGACACAAGCCAGACCTTCGCCCAGAACTCTCCCACCTCGCCCACCTCGGGGCACAACAGCCTGCGCTTTGCCATCGACATGGCGAAGAACGCAATGATGACGTGCACGATCGTGCAAGTGAAAAAGGTCACGAACAAGGGTGAGGTGAAGGCGATCGGCAGCGTCGACGTGCTGCCTCTCGTGCAGATGATCGATGGCATCCAGCGCACGACCGATCATGTCACCGTACACAATTTGCCATATCTGCGGATCGTGGGCGGCAAGAGCGCTGTGATCCTCGATCCAAAGGTGAACGATATCGGGTTCGTGGTGACGGCCGATCGCGACATCTCCGGCGTGAAGAAATCCAAGAAGGCGTCGCCTCCGGGCTCTAGCCGCCGCTACAACATCTCTGACGGTTTTTTTCTCGGATCGGTGATCGCGGACACGCCGGAAAGCTTCGTGCAGTTCATGGACGACGGCACGATCAAGATCGGTGTGGACAAGGGAAATTCCTACGCGCAGGTGAAGAAAAACGAGGTTTCGCTCAAGATTCCGGGCCTTTCGGTGTATCTGACGCCCGGCAGGGTCGATCTCGGAAAGAAGAACGCTCCGCACGCCGTCGTGACGGTAGACGGTCCATCCACTAAGGTGTTCGCCGTCATCAGCGAATCGGATTCCTGAAATGTCGCACAAATCTTTTCTACTCGATCCAGCAACATGGGACCTGACCGTCACCGGAACGCATGACATTGCATTGGCGGCGCAGCCCTATGCCCAAGCGCAGAATGCCGCCTGTGCGATCAAGCTGTTCTTGGGCGAGGACTATTACGACACCACCCGCGGCGTGCCCTATTGGGAGCAGGTGCTCGGGCATTGGCCGCCTGTGTCCCTGATGAAGTCGCTGTTCATGCAAGCCGCCATGACGGTGCCCTTCGTCGTTTCGGCGCAATGTTTCATCGATTCGATCGTGGATCGGCGGCCGAAAGGGCAGGTGATCATAAAGCTAGATAACGGCGCGATCGCCGCGACGGAGTTCTGACATGCCGGTCCCTCAGCCTTCCTTTGGTCCGAACGGATTCATCGCTCCGGCTGAGTCCGACATCCTTGTTGCCGTGAAGGAAGAGATCAACGCGGCATTCGGCAACGATCTGAACATGGCGGACGAAACCCCGCAGGGACAGCTCGCGGTGAGCCAGACCGCGGCGATCGGCAACGCCAACGATTCGTTCGTGTTCCTTTCTCAGCAGATGGACCCGGCCTACAACATCGGCCGCTATCAGGATGCGATCGCGCGCATTTATTTCATCGAGCGCATTCCATCGGCGCCGACCGTGGTGACGGTCACATGCCTCGGGCTTCAGGGCGTGGTGATCCCGCAAAATGCTCTCGTGCAGTCCTCGGACGGCGCCAATCAGTATCGCGCCGTGGATGGCGGCACGATCCCGGCCAGCAGCACCATCGACCTGACGTTCGAATGCACGGTACCGGGCCCGGTGTCATGCCCGGCCGGCACCATCGACACGATCTTCCAGTCGATCAACGGATGGGATTCGGCGGTCAACAATTTGGACGGCGTGATCGGCCGCAACACCGAGACACGCGCGGAGTTCGAGGACCGGCGCCGGCTTTCGGTAGCGCAAAATTCGCAGGGTTCGCTGCCTTCGGTGCTCGGCGCCGTGCTCAGCGTGCCCGGTGTGCTCGACGCGTTCGTGACCGAAAACGTCAATCAGACCGGGCAGACGATCAAGGGCTTCCTGCTTGCCCCGAACTCAATCTATGTGGCGGCGGTGGGCGGATCGGATGCAGACGTCGCGCACGCAATGTGGACGAAGAAATCCCCGGGCTGCGGCTATAACGGCAACACCACGGTGGTCGTGCTGGACTCGCAATCCGGCTATACGCCACCCTTTCCGGCCTACAACGTCACCTTCGAGCGGCCCGCTCCCGTGACCGTCACCTCGCTGGTGTCGATCGCCAACAATCCGGCGATCCCGGCTGATGCCGTGCTCCAGATTCAGAACGCCTTCGTCTCGGCGTTTGCCGGCGAGGATGGAGGCCAGCGAGCGCGGATCGGCACCAACATATTCGCATCGAGATTCTATTCGGCGATCGCAGCTCTCGGCTCTTGGGTGCAGATCATCACCATTAAGCTCGGCTGCGATAACCAGCCGGCGGCGGTCTTCGTGGGCTCGATCACCGGAACGGTGCTCACGGTCACCTCGATCACCTCCGGCATCATTGGCGTCGGCGCGCAGATCACCGGAAACGGCGTGGTCGCCGGCACCACCATCGTCTCCGGATCGGGGCTCTCGTGGACGGTCGACACCACGAACACCGTCACGAGCGGCACGATGAAAACCGTCGTGGCGCCGAATGACGAGCTGTTCATCGATATCGATCAGTCGCCCGTGACCGCGCCCAACAATACGAAGGTCATCCTGCTGTGACTGATACGGGCCCCCCATATCCAGTTCCCGATCCGCTCGACAATCAGATCGGCAGCTTCACGATCGGCGTCAGCGCCATCGGCGATCAGTCGATGTTCGACATCTGGGAGACCCTGCAAAGCCAGTACGCGAACAGCCCGATCATGACGACGCTGATCACGAACTTCGCGGACTTCATCGATCCCACCGCGAATTTCGACTCCTTCTACGATCTGATCATGAACGTGGACTCGGCGGTGGGCTATGGCCTCGACGTGTGGGGGCGCATCGTGGGCGTGAACCGGATCATCAAGATCATCAGCGCGCTGCCCTATTTCGGCTTCGAGGAATCGAACGAGGCGGTGGGCTTCAATCAGGCACCGTTCTATTCCGGCCAGTTCATCTCGAACAACTTCACGCTGACAGACGAGGCTTACCGGCAACTGATTCTGGTCAAGGCGTTCGCCAACATCTCGCAATGCTCGATCCCGATGCTGAACATGATGTTGCTGACGCTGTTTCCGCATCGGGGAAACTGCTATGTGACGGAAGGATCGACCTTCGGTCCATGGTTTGGATTCGAAGAGGCGACGGATACGGTCGGCTTCAACCAAGCGCCATTCTACAGCGGCCAGACGGCCATACGCATGGTGATGACCTACACTTTCGAATTTGTGCTTAATCCGCTAGAACTTGCCATCGTCCAGAGTTCAGGGGTGTTGCCGAAGCCGACCGGGGTCAAAGCGTCCGTGGTCATCTTGGCTTAAAAGGGGAAATTCATGCAGCTCTCGAACATCCCGACCAAATTTCCGATCACGTTCGCGAGTTCGGCCGTCGCTCCCTACATCCGGACCGTCCCGCAAACGCCATCCGGCACGCCGGGCGCGGCGAGCTTGCAGAGTGGTTTCCCGCCGGAGAACTTCTCTCCAGTCGCATCCGGTGGCGTTCCGCCATTTGGAGCTGACTTCAACGGCCTGCTCAATCTGATCACCGCGTGGTCGCAGTGGCAGGCAACCGGGCGATGCTTTCCGCCCTATGATGCGACCTTCCAATCGGCGATCGCCGGCTATCCCCGCGGCGTGATCGTCGAGTCGCTGGTCGAGCCGCTGCTGTTCTACGCTTCGCTCGTCGACAACAACGTAACCAATCCGGACACGGGCGGCGCGGGCTGGCTCGTCTGGTCGCGCATCATCACCACGAACACCGACATCTATGTCAACACCTCCACCGGAAACGATTCCAACAATGGCCTGACGCCCGCGACCGCGAAGAAAACAATTCAGAACGCGCTGCTCACCGCATGGTCGTTTCCGCCAAGCGCGTTCATCATCACGATCCACATCGCGGCCGGTACTTACGCCGAGAGCGTTTCGACGCCGAGTTATGGCGGGCCCACGGTGGTCATCGATGGCGGCACTGCCTCCTCAGTCATCGTGGCGCCGCCGACCAATGGCGCGGCCTTCTCCGTGGGTGGACCGAACACGTTGCAGGTCAAGAATCTCACGGTTCAAACCAATGGCAGCGTCAATACATCGAACGGTTTCGTCGCTGGCTCTGGCGCTACTATGAGCACAACCACCACCGCCAGCAATTCGGTCGCTGGCGCAGTGTTTCTCGGCAACAATGGCGGCTTCGTTTTCCCGGGCGGCCACACCTATAACGGCGGCTCCTGCGGGTCGGTCTTCAATGCGGAAGTTGACAGCATCGTCAAGCCGGGCGGCACTCACACTTTCAGTGCGGCATTGTCGGTGACACAGCAAACGATTGTTGCCCTCCAAGGTGGACAGGTCGATCTGGGTTTCACCGCCGGCCAGATCACCTTCGTCAGCCCGGGAAGTGTCACGGGCACAAAGTTCAGCGCGGCATTGAACGGCATCATCGTGGCGACCGGCATCGGCGGACCGACATCCATTCCCGGATCGGTCGCAGGCTCTACAGCAACCGGCGGACAGGCAGTCTGAGGAGGCTATCTTGATCAGGATCATCTCGGCTGCGATCGTTTCGCTTCTGCTCTCGCTGACGGCCGCACAGGCGCAAAGCGGGTGCTCGATCTTCACCTTCAAAAACGTGCCGACCGCGGGGCAGTGGAACGACTGTCTCAAGACCAAGCAGGATTCGCTGGGCTATCAAGCCGTCAATCAGGCCGGCGATTCCATGACTGGCCGTCTTTCCACGATTGCTTCGACCACCTTCCGATCTGGCTTTGCGATCGCGCCCGGCGTGGCGCCGACCACTCCGGTCAATGGCGATATCTGGCTCACATCAACCGGCGTCTTCGTGCGCATCAACGGTGTGACGGTGGGGCCGCTCTCGGCCACCGGGAGCAGCGTCCCATCCGTCATTCAGGGCGATTTGTTGTATGGCACCGGCACCGGGACGCTGGGCACGCTGAACAAGAACACGTCCGCGACGCGCTATCTTGCCAACACCGGCACGACCAACAATCCGCAGTGGGATTTCGTCAATCTCGCCAACGGCGTGACTGGCCTGCTTGCGCTTGCGAATATCGCGAACGGCACTTCCGACACCGTGCTCGGCTATTGGGGATCGACGGTGGTCACGGCCACGGCGATCGCCAACTGCGGCGGCGCGCTGACTTACAGCACCTCGACTCATTCCTTTGGATGCAACGCTTCCGGCGGCGTCTTCGCGAGTGGAACGCCGACCGCAAATCAATTTGCATTGTGGACAAACTCCACCACGATTCAGGGCATTTCCGCAGCCAGCAAAAGCGATCAGCAAACCGGGACGAGCACGACGGCACCTGTCACGCCATCGCAGGCACAAAGCCACGACAGCGCCATCAAAGCATGGGTCAATTTCGTAGGTTCATCAGGGGCGCTAAACGGGTCGTATAATGTCACGGGTGTATCGCGCACTGGAACTGGTTCTTACACGATCACCTTCACCACGGCATTCGCTAATACAAACTATGCATGCGCTGGCAGCGTTGAGGACAACGGAGGAAATGAATTTATTAAATTCGGTTCCACAGTAGCATCACACAAGACCATCACGACTCAAGACTTGTTCGCTTTGAACACGTCGAACGCCTTAGCCGATCCAACCAATGTCAACATTCATTGCACAGGTCGGCAATGAAGCATCCCGGGGGACTCAAAATATGATTTTTCTCGATCAGGCTCCCTATTATGTCCGCGCGGACTGGAATGGCTCCGATGCGAGCGCCACCGACAACTGGGCGGCGATTCAGCAGGCAGCCAATGATGCAGGGACGATCACTCCTCCGGGAGTCGATCTTGGCGGAACGCAAGGCGACACGCTGATCCTGCCGCGTGGCTCGTCGATGATTTCGAAGAAGCTTGTGCTTCCGTTCGGAGTCGCCATGCAGGGTGCGAACGATTACGGAAGCGCCATCATTCTGAAATCGACATTCGATCCCGCCGATCATGGGATTGATATCGGTGATGCGAGCAAGCATCTATCCGCGTTTGGCGGAGCGCTGCGCAACATGGTCGTGATGGCTCCGCCCTCGATGCCGGCGGCCTCCGGCACGGCGCTGGTCTATACCAACAACAATCAGGACACCGACGCGATCCTGCACAATGTCCGGCTCTACAGCGGACAGCGAATTGGCTTCAAGGGAGAGATCGGCTACGGCGGCGCGTCGATCGTCCGCGTGCGTCAGGTCCAGATAAATTGCTCGGCAGCGCTGCCGTGTGCAATCTTCAATTACGGCGATGGCTCGCTGGTCCATATCGACGGCCTAGAGCCGGCCGGACCGCGCAACAGCACGAACGGCAGTTTCGTTCCGGGTAGCATCGGGCTCGTGTGCAACGGCGGCAAGTTCGACGTCCGGCGCTTTCACCCGGAGATTCTGGATTGGGGCATCTACATCAATCTCACGAATGCCCACAGCAGGTTCGACGGCAAGTACATCACGGGCGGACCTGACACCAACCATCTCGTGACAATTGGCAACACCCCCGCGCAATTGGGCAACATCACGCTGGCGCGGGTCTATCGCAACGGGGTTCTGGGTCATATCGTCTATAACGGTCAGTCTGGCGCCACA